AAACCTGATGATATAGAAATACTTGGTTATAAATATGGAGAAAAAATTAACTATGAAATAGCAATATAAGGAGGGAATATATGAGAAGTAATGAATGGAATATTTGTGGTTACATTGGAATACAAACTTATGAAAATCCAAATACAGCTATGAGAACAATTAGATGTGGTAATGAATTACTAGAAAAAATAAGAGATTTTTATAAAGAAGTTTTAAAGATAGAATTTGATCCAAAGAAAAATATAAGAGGTTTTAGACAACAAGAATTAACTTTTTCTTTTAAGTGTGGAATTGGATATAACATAATAGATGAAGATTTATTAGATTCAACAGGAACTGGACTTAGAAAAAAAGTATTTGAAGCTTATTTAAATTATTGTAAAAATAAAACCGAATCTTGGTTAAATCTTTTAAATGCTGAAATAGAATGTCATAATAATTCTAAATTTAGTTCTGGAAATTTTAGTGAAAAAATAAAAATAGAAAAATTTAAAGGTTAAGTGATTATTTTTGAAATAATAAAGCTTTCAGAAATTTATCCATTAGAATTAAAAGATATTTTTTCTAATTTTATAAAAGAAAAAGAACTTCTATATCCTAAATTTGAAGAATGGTTTAATAAGATTCTTATAGAAAATTATAATTTTCCAAATAAAAGAGAAATATTTATTTGTATTAATAAAGAAAAATTATTGATAAATATTTGTGGAATAATGATTTTAAAAAATTATAAAGAGGAAAAAAAGATATGTACTTTATATATTGAAAAGAATTTTAGAAATAAAAAAATAGGTAGTAAGATGATAAAAAAATCATTTGAATATTTAGAAACAAATAAACCTCTCATTACAATTCCAGAAGAAGAACATTTGAACTTTAAACCATTATTAGAAAAATATAATTTTATAGAAACAAAAAAAATAAAAAATTATTATAGAAAAAATAAAATAGAATATTTTTACAATTAAAAAAAGGCAGTTAATTCTGCCTTTATTTTTTATTTTCTAAAGCTACTATTTTTTTAGCTAATTCAGTTATTTGTAAATTTAAATTTTCAATTATTCTTTCTTTTTCGTTAATAAATGCTTCTACTTGATTTAAAACTGCTAATTTAGAATTTATTTGAGTTTCAATTGAATTATTTGTATTTTGAATAAATTCATTTAATTTTTTATTGTTATCATTAAATTTTTCTTCTATTAATTCTTTAAAAGTTTTTTGTTGAGTTTCAACTAAATTTAAAGAATTTATATTTTTCTTTAATTTAAGTTGTTCATCTAGAGTTAAATTGATATAAGATTTTGTGTTTAAAAAACTCCAAGTTCTAGGATAGTCCATTAACCATAAATTTTCTTTTTTACTAATAGCTATATCAAATATTTCTGGTTCAGAAACTAAGAATGAACCATTAGAATATCTTCCGTATCCCATATCTGATGCTAATCCAAAATAAAGATTCTTATCAGATATATCTATATCAAATTTTTGTTCCAATTCTTCATTATTTAAAATTATAGTGAGTTTATTATTAAAAAATTTCATTGATATTTGATAAGGTAAATGAGTTGATAATTGTACATTTAAATTATGTAAAGTTTCTTTATCGTAATAATATAATGTATTATCTTTATCATAACATAAACCTATTCTTATATTTTGAAATTCATCATTTATAGACAATAAAACCGCTTTAGATTGCATACTTATTGGTTCATCGTTAGAATATAATCTCTCGATATTTTTAAATAATGCTGTATATGTTAAAAACTTTGAAGAATGATATGTTTTATTAGTTTTAATTGAAGTAAATTTTTCTGTTTTTATAAATGGAATAATTTCTTCTTCGTTTCTTTTAAAATTTAATAAAACCATTTCTATATCAGATTCTTTAAAACCTTTATTTTGAAGTTCAATGTTAGTTCCATCAGTTTCAAAAAAATCAAAGAATAAAGATGGAGTAAAATCTATTTTATTGGTCCAAACTTTTTGGTTAGAATCTAATTGTAGTTCATAAGTTTGATGGCCATAACTAACTCTTGTTCCCTCTGGAACATTTGTAGAATATGGAATAAAACTATAATTAGAATAGCCAATCCAACTATCGTTAGCTTTAAAATATAAACCTGCTGGAATACTACTATTAGAATGAATAAATAAGAATTTATATTCTGGAAACAAATCAATAGAAGAACCAAAAGTATTATTACTTCTATATGTTTCTAAATCTTTTATATATTTTTCTATTTGTTTACCTTTTTCTCTTATAGATTCTGGAAAATTCTTAATAGGAGTAATATCCAAAGGATAATTGTTATCTATTTTATTTATCATAAGATAACCCCCTTATATGTTATTAGTAATTTTATTTTAAATAATATAAAAATTGTAAAAGGAGTGAGAAAGTATGTCAAATACTAATGAAAATCAAGAAAAAAAGGAAGGAACTTATTTTATAAAACAATTTGTTAGAGGAAATCAGAATAATAAAGGTAGCATTGTTCAATTAAGTGTTAGTAAAAAAACTGGTGATATGTTAATTACAATAGCTCCACAAAAAGGAATGAATGGAAATTTACCTATTTTTGACTATGAAAAAAAGATGATTTTTAATTTAACAGAAGAAGAAATAATAAAAACAATGGCTCTTTTTAAAACTGGAAAAGAAGGTGAAGTTTCGTTTCCACATTTAAATGGAAAAAATCCAAAAACTATTGTGTTTAAAAATTCATTTTATAATGAAAAACCTCAATTTCAATTATATGTAAAACAAGGAGAAAGTGGAATTGGTTTTTTCTTTAATCCAATAGAAGCTAGAGTTTTATTAAAAAATTTAGAAGATTCTATTAGTATGTATAATAAAATGAATGCTGTATTAGCTTTAAATAATATAGAATAAGGTGATTAAATGGAAATAGTAATAAAAAAAATAAATATAAAAGAAATAAAAGAAGAAATGAATAAATTTATAGAAGAAGAATTTAAAAATTATAAATTATTAAAAAAAATATTGAGTAAATTTAATAATGAATTAACTATATCTGTATCTTGTATTAGAAATATTTTAGTAATGATTAATTCTTATGATATAGCTTTTAAAGAAAAAAATAAATTAATAAATTTACCTATTAACTCTGCTTTATATTCAGTTAATCCATATAATAATAAACAAATATTTGAAACTGTTTTTGATTATAAAAAAATAGATGAAGAAAATATAGAAGTAGTTTTAAAAATAGAACCTATAAATGAAATAGATAGACATTTATTATTTATTATAGAAGCACAAATAAATATTTTTAAAGATTTTTTAGAAAATGGAAATGATAACTTTAAAGAAACACTAATTCCAACATTAAAATTAAATTTTTCAAAAGCATTTGAAGTAGTAAATGAAATAATGAAAATGAAAAAAGAAGATTTTAAAAGACTAAAATTAGATGAAAATATAGATTTATATTTAAAAGAAATTGCATATTGTTTAGATAACTATAAGATGCCAGAACTATATGAAAAGGTAAAAAATGAAGATAATTAGAAGTGAATATATATACATAATTCCTCAAAATGATTTTGAAAAAAGTTTTGTTTATTCTTTATTGAGTAAAAGATTAATACATGAAAATCCTAAATTTAAAATGAAATCTAATAAAAGATATTATTCTAAAGAACCAAAACAAATTCAAACATTTGCTGAAACAAGAATAAAAGATAAATTTGGATATAAAATAAGTAGAGGAAATTATGAAATAATAGAAGAATTAAAACAAAATATTCCTAATATTGAATTTGAAGATAAAAGAGCTTCTTATAAAATACAATGTAATTCTTTAATAGGACCAAGAGATGATGAACAAAAAAAAGCAATAAAAACATTATCTGAAAACAAATTTGAATATGGAATATTGAATTCACCACCAGCTTCTGGTAAAACATATATAGCTTCTCAATTAATTACTATATTTAAAGAAAGAACTTTAATACTTGTAGATATGAATTTATTAATTGAACAATTTATAGATTCTTTATTACAATTTACAGATATTAAAATTGAAGAAATAGGGTTAATTAGAGAAAAGGATTTAGAATACGATCTAGATAAAAAAGTTATCATAGCAACTATGCAAACACTTATAAAGAAAAAAGAAATCATGAAAAAATTAAATAATAATATAGGTTTTCTAATTCAAGATGAATGTCAAATAGCTTCTTGTGATACAATTAGAAGTATATTTAAGGAATTAAGACCTAAATATCAATTAGGTTTATCTGGAACACCATTTAGAGATGATAAAATGGATTTTTTAATAAGAGAAATGATAGGACCAATAATATATACAACAAATAAAGAAGAGATGATAAAAAAAGGAAGCTTAATTAAACCTATTTTAAGACCAGTATTTTTAAAAGATGATATAATGTTTAATAAATACATTAATAAAAATACAGAAATAGAATTTAGAGATGTTGTAAACTATTATTATAATAATCCATTAGTTGTCAATAAGGTATCTAAACTTGTATGTAAATTATTTAATGAACATTCTCAATTGGTTATATGTAAAGAAAAAGAAATTGTTTATAAATATTTTAAAGAAATAATTTCTATTTTATTTCCAAAAGCTATAAAAAAATATGAAAAAATAAAAAAAGATAAAATAAAAAACTTACAAGTAAAAATAAAATCAGAAACAAATGAAGATAAAAAAAGAGTTTTAAAAAAAGAACTTGAAAGAATCGAAAAGGAGGAATTTGCTAAGTCTAAAATATTAAAAGAAATACCAGAAACAGAACATATAAAAATTTTAACAGGTGAATTGAAAAAGGAAGAAAGAGATAAAATAATATCAGATACAAATGATGGAAAAATAAAAGTAATAATAACTACAAGTTTAATGGACAAAGCTATTAGTATAAATAGACTTGATATTTTACATTTATTGTTCTCAACTAGAGAACGTGTAAATACAATCCAAAGAGAGGGACGTATAAGTAGAGCATATAAAGATAAAACAAAAGCTATTGTATTTGATTATATTTATGATCATTATATGAGTTTTTTTCAATTTTACAATACTAAAGGAACTTGTAGAATGGTTGCTCATAACGAATCTGTTAAAATCCCATCTAACATAAAAATATTTATAAACTATTTACTAAAAAGATTTATGGAAAAAAATAATAATATAATAGATGAAGAATATGAAAAAACAAAACATTTATATGAAATAGATGTGAATAAATAATGTCATTCAAAATAATTTTTAACATATTGATTATTTTTTTCACTTTATTAATTTTAGATAGTTTTTACAAGATGTTTTTTAAAGTTAAGTTTCTATCAAAAAAAATAATAATGACAATTCATTATTTATTATTTATTTTTGCATTATATGTACAAAGTAGATTTAAAATTGGAGAAATAAATAAAGAAAATATTTATATACTAATTTTTTCTTTATTTATTCTTACATTTATACATATAAAAAATAGATTTTTTGATATATTAGGTATATTTTTACTTTCTGGATTTTTATTTCAAATAATATATTGGATTTATAAATTAAAAGATTTAAAATGAAAAAATTAAAAAAGAAATACGATTATAATAAATTAGCTTTTGAATTATTAAAAGAAATTTTAGATGAGTATTTTTTAACATTTAGCTCATTATGTAATGTTAAAAATAGCATTAAAATAAAAGATTTTTGTGATAGTTGTATAAGCAGAGCCTATAAAATAGTAAAAATAAAAGATAATTATATAGAAAAAAATAAAAGAATAAAAGCTCTTAAATTAGATATAGTATCTTTTATTACATATATAGGAAATACAGTTGTTAAAAATAAAAAAAGTTTAAATAATTTCTTGATGATATTAAATGTATATGATTTAATAAGAAATTACGCCAGCGTAGAAAAAGATGAATTCAGAGAAGATTTGATAGAAAATCAAATATTATTAAAAAGTATAAATTCATTATCTGAATTAAATAATGTAAAAATACAACATTTAATAGATACTGATGAAGTTATACTTCCAAATGAAATTATAGAAGATTTTAATAAAATAATTTCTTTACTAAAAAGTTCATTGAAGAAACATTTAATATATTTATTTGATTTTGTAAATGATAATCAATTATTTAAAGAATTAAAAAGTACAATAATTGAGAATGGACAAAAAGTAGTTGAAGAAAATAAAAATTATAATCTTGAACCTATAAAAGAAGATTATGCTTTTTATATAGCAGTCAAATCTAGATTACTTGGTTTAAATTTTGACTTAGATGAATATATAACAGAAGCTAATAACGATAAAATAGAAGAAGTTAAAAAGGATTTAAAAACTTTTAAAAGTAATAATACTAAAATTACAAACTTATTAAAAAGATATGAAAAATTATTATTAGAAGGAGAATGATTTTCTCCTTCTTTTAAGTATGGAGGGAAAATGAACGATATTAATAATATAACAAAACATGCAGCATTTAGATATATGCAAAGAGTAAAAAAAGATAATGAAATTTTAACTGAAGCTCAATTTAATAATTTTGTTAAATTAAATCCAGAAAAGTTTGAAGAAATAAAAAAAATGATGTTTGAAGAAATAGATCAATTAAAATTAGATTTTCTTGGAGAATATAAAATTAGGAATAATGAAAAATCAAATGTTTATTTGGATCAAGAAAAAAGAATAATATATATAGTAAAAGATAAAAATTTAGTAACTTGTTATAAATTAAATTTTGTTAATTGTGAAGAAAGTAATGAACAAATATTTAAAGCTTTTATGAAGGATATATTTATCAACAAAAACAAAAAAAATAATTTAATAACAACAATAGAACAAGAAAATATAAAAAATAATAATTCAATAACTGAAATTGAATTAAAATTAAAAAAATTAAAACAAGAAATGAATAAATTAGAAGAAGAAAAAAAAGAACTTTTAAATAGTGTTTCTAATAAAAAAACAGAATTAGAAATAATAGATGAAGAAATAAAATTATCTATTCAAAAAATGCTTAACATATAATAGGAGAAAGAAATGGAAAAATTATACGAAATCGTAAAAATTTTAAATGATTTGTTTATTGAGATGAAACAAAATGAATTAGTAAAAGGAATTTCTAAATATAAAGAAGAACAAATTGAAGTTTATTTTGAAAATATAAGAAATAAAATAAAAAGTTTTTCAAAAAAAGAATTTGAAAATATATATACTAATTTTAATAATTATGAAAAAGAACTTAAAAAGAAGTATCAAGTTTCAAATTTTTCGTTTGTATTTATAAGAGATTTGTTAGAATTAACTAATTTGAGAGAAAATACTAATTTTATAGAAAAAAAATATAATTTTTTAAATAATGAAGAAGCGTTAGAGTTTATAAAAAAAGAATTAAGTTTGGAAGAATATGAAATAAATGAAGCAAAAGAAGAAATGAATAAATTTAATTTTAAATTATGTCACGAAGGATATTCACTTAATAAAAAATCATTTAATTTAGGTTTTTATTTAAGAAGTTTTGCAGAAAAGTTCACTAAATGGAGAATAGAAAAAAATAAAAAAATAAAAAAAATACTTTTTAAAGTTAATGAACCAATAAAAATAGATAATTATTTTATAGTTAAATATTTAATAATAGAATTAGAAGAAAAATAAAAATAATTTTAAAATAAGGAGATTTAATTGAAGATTAAAACAAAAATAGAAGTGGAAATAAATGAAAATAAATATACTATTGAAAATGATTTGTATAATTTAGGAAGTATATTAACAGTACTAAACGAATTTAATGATTTTTTTGATTATAAACCAAATAAAAAAACAATAAATACTTTATTTTTATTATTAGAAAAATTAAATAAAGAAAAAATTGATTATCACATTAAAAAATATTCAGAAGGACAAGTAGATGAAGATTTTGAAATAAAGTTAGATGAACCATATGATTTAACTGGAGAATATGATTTTTTAGAAGGTATAGCAGTAGAAGATGATGAAATAATTATATATGAATATTATAAAAAAATAGGTATAGTTAAATTTAATAAAGAATTATTAAAAACTAATAAATTTATTCCTCTTATTAAGAAACTTTATAAAAAACAAAAAAAAGAAAAGGAAAAAGAAGATGAAAATTAAAATATTTATGACTGGTTCTGATGGCAACTGCACTTGGTTATCTTATAAAGATACTAATATATTAATAGATTGCGGATTCAAAACTCAAAAATTAATGAAAGAAACATTAGAAGAATTACTTTCTAAAGTAAAAATAGACGGTATATTAATTACTCATGAACATAATGATCATTTTACTCCATGGACAGGAAGATTATCTATTGAATATGGAATACCTATTTATCTTCATAAAAAACATTATGAAACAGAAGAAACAAGAAAAACAAAATATCTTTCTTATGAAAATAAAAAAGAAGGAAAAATATATTACGCTCAAACAATAGATATAGAGAAAAATTCAGAATTTTATATTAAAGATTTAAAAATAGAAACTTTTACTTCTTATCATGATGCTAGAAAAACTCTTGGTTTTGTTTTTAATGATAATCAATTATGTTGGGTAACAGATTGTGGATTTTTATCAACATATATAAAGGATAAAATAAAACAATGTAATAATCTAGCTTTAGAATTTAATTATGATGTTAAAAAACTAATAGATTCAGATAGGCATTGGAAAAATAAATTAAGAACTCTTGGAAAATTTGGACATTTAAATATAGATGAAGCTTTAAAATTTTTAAAAAATATAAAATATGAAAAACAATTTAAAAAATTAATAACACTTCATAGTTCAGAAAAACATTGTGATTTAAATGGATTAGAAAATAGAATGAAAGAAATAAATCCTAATGTAGTTGATATATATATTTCTAATAGATTTAATAATGAGATAATAGAAATAGAAGATTTATAATGAAATTTTTAATTTAAAAGGAAAATTTATGATTTATGATCAAATTATAGAAAAAATAAGAAATCTAAAAAAAGAATATAAAATATGGAAAAAAGAAAATATATTAATTGAAAAAGAAGAAAAAATTATAGAAAATTTTATTTTTTTAGGTAGAAATAAAAAAAGATTTTTCTATATAAAAAAAGAAAATTTTAAAATATATCACTTTAATAACGAAACCTTTAATTTATTTATATATTTTTTAAGTTTAATAAAAGAAATTAAAATAAAAAATACTTTAAGTGGTATCATATATATATCTTTTAATGATATAGATGAATTTAAATATATATATTTAAATATTTTAAATAATAAATTTTTTTTAAGACCAACAAATATTTTTAATTATAATTTTTTTAACAAAAAAGATACTAATTATTTTTTTAAATTACTTTATGAAAAAAACACAGAAATTACTAAAGTATCAAAGTTTCATAAAAATAATATATTTTTCATTCATAATACAAAAACAAATGAAAAATTTTTTATAAATAAAAAATTAGAAAAAGTGAGAAAATATGATTATATAAAAGATCATTTTGAAATTGATACTCAGATATTATTTAAAAATAAAAATTTATTAATTATAAAAAATAAAACAAAATTTATAATATATAATTATAAAAAGAAAAAAACTGAAGTTGTATTAACTGAGCATGGATTCTTCTCAAAAAATAATTATTATTTAAATCTTTCTGATGAATTTTTTATTGATTTTAAAACAGAAGAAATAAATCAAATAAATTATATTAAAACTTTTTTACAACATTGGATTGATATAAAAAAAGGATATAATTTATTTAAATTAAATGAATATGATTTTTATATTTTTTACTCAAAATATAATTTAACAATACCATATGAAAATATAAAATTAAATCATGTAATAAATAATAGAATACTCATATTAAATACATTAAAAATAGAAAATATAAAATTAAGAATGATAATTGAAAATAATAATTTTTATTTAGTAAATGAAGAACATAGTTTATTTGGAAAATATGTAAACTTTAAAAATATTGAAAAAAATATAAATAAATACAAAAAAGAACTTTCAAAAGAACATAATAAAAATGTTCTTTTTTTAATATTTAAAGGAGAATAATATGGAAATAAAAATAAATAAAATAAAAATACAAGAATATAGAGAAGAAAATATAAATAAAACATTTGATAATTTTAGTGAATTAAAAAAATTTATAGAAAGTTTAGAAACAGCTGGACTATGTAAAATAGAAACTAATGACGATGAGCTTGTTTTAACTTTGCAAACCGAAAATGAATTGAAGAATAGTTTATTAAGAAATAATGAAATGATAGATAAATTAGAATTTAATATTAAAAAACTTTCAAAAGAATTAAAAGTAGACCCAGATTTTATTTTAGATGAATTAAATAATAGAATGTAATAATTAAAAATAAGGAGTTGATTAATATGAATGTATTTAAATTAAATGCTTGGTTATCTGTTATTTTAAAAGCAAAAAGGATAATCAAAGATTTAAAAAAAGAAAATAAAAAGCAGAAAGATAAATAATTAAAATATTAAAATTCAAAAGTTGGTGTTGTATATATGTTAGTATTACATAAAGATATAAAAATAATTATAAAAAATGATAAAAAATTAGTAGAAATAAGAACCAAAGATTTAAAAAAACAAGAATATCTAAAAAATACAATAGAACAATTAGAAAAAAGATTTCCTAATTTTTCATTTTATGTAACTTTAGATTCAAAAATTCAAATAAATAATGTTGAAACTACAGATTTAACAAATTTATCTAATCATATAAAACAAAATATAAAAACAGTATTTCAATTAAAGGAATTTGAATCTAAAAAAACAAGAAATGGAAAATATAAAAATTCATTTTTGTTTGAGATTCCAGATAAACAAAAAACATTAAAAGGAATTATGTTTACAGAAGCTCCTATGTTCTTTAAAACTGAATTATATTATTTAGTAACTGGAAGGATAGAATTGGGAAATTCAGCTTATATTAGCAAAAGTGAAAAAAAACTAGGAAAAGAAATTGATTATCAACTAATAATTAATGAAATATCTGAAATAGAAGTAGAACAAGAAAAAGAACATTATGATACTTCAAGAGCAGAACTTCATTGTCATACTATGTATTCTAAAAATGATGCTTTAAGTTCTCCAGAAGATTATTTAAAAGCTTTTAATTCAAATAAATGCCATGCTATGGCAATAACTGATCATGGTTCAGTATTTGGATTTATTCCTTTTGTAAATCAATTAAAAGGAAAAACTGATAAAAAATTAATTCTTGGAACTGAAATGTATACTGTTTCTTTAAATGAATATAATGAAACTGTTAAACAAAAAATAAATGAATTAAGCCAAAATAATGTTTCAAATGAAATAGATAAAATAAACTTTGATATAGAAGAACAAGAAAACAATTTAAAAGAACTCAGAAAAGAAAGAGATGAATTTAAAAGATATTCTTCAAGAAAAACAATTTCAGAAGAAGAAAAATTTGAAGCTTTAGAAAAATATAACGAGAAAGTTCTAGAAATAAAAAACTGTAATGAAAATATAAAAGAATTAAAAGAAAATATAAAAAATATAAAATCACAATCTTTATTAAAAATAAAAGAAAAAGAACAGTTAGAGAACAACATAAATTCTACTAATAATATAGATAGAGATCATTTAATTTTATTATTAAAAACTCCAGATGAAGAAATTGATTATCATGGAGAAAAATTAAAAATAAATAAAGGTTTAGTGGAATTATATAAAATAATTACAAAATCATATACTGATTACTTTTCTACTCCAACTGAAGCTGATAAAAAAATGTATGGTAAAAGACCTGTTATTCCTTATGAATATTTATTTCAACCAGAAATAAGAAAGCGTTTTATAATTACTTCAGCTTGTGCTTTTGGTAAACATATGAAATTGATAGTTGAAGGAAAAGAAAAAGAATTTAGAGAATGGGTACATAATTTAGATGCTGTAGAAATACACCCTTCTTGGAACAATATATTTATGGTTGAACATAAAGATTTTAAAAATATAAAAACAGAAGAAGATGTTTATGCTTTACATAGAAAAATTTATAAAATATGTAAAGAAGAAAATGTTCCTTGTATTATAGTGTCAGATGCTCATATTACTTCTAAAGAAGATAGGGTTTTGCGTTCTAATTTTAAAAATGGATATATTCATTTAATATTAAATAATTTTTCAAAAGGTGATGAACAAAGAACATCTACTGATGAAGATTTCAATATAGAAACTCAACCTTATGTAATGTCTTATGATGATGTGATAAAAGATTATACTAAACAAGGTTTTACTTTAGAAGAAATAGAAGAAATGAATAATAATACAAATAAATTAGCTGAACAATGTATAAATGGGCTTGATATAACTATTTTACCAAATAAATTATTTCTTCCAGAATTTCCTAATATGAATTCTAAAGAAGAGATGCCTAAAATGGTATGGGAAGAAGCAATAAAAAAATACAGTAAAGATAGAACTAAAGAAACAATAGACAAAAAAATAAAAGAAAGAATTGAATATGAATTAGAACTTACAAGAGAATCTGGTTTTGAAACTCTCTATATGTTAGCTTATAAATCTTGTAGAGATTCAGAAGAATTAGGTTATATTGTTGGTTCAAGAGGTTCTGTTGGTAGTATGATTATAAGTAATTTACTTAAAATAAGTGAAGTGAATCCACTGGATAGTCATTATTATTGTGAACATTGTCATAACATAGAATGGTATGAAGAAGAAGGAAAAACAGGTTTGGATTTACCAGATAAGACATGTCCTATTTGTGGTAACATAATGAAAGGTGATGGAGTATCAATAGAATCTCATAACTTTGTTGGTTGGATTGAAAAAGATGAAAATGGAAAAATAATGAAAACAAAAATACCAGATATAGACTTGAACTTCTCTGAAAATGTACAGTCTAGCGTTCAACAAAGAGTAATAGATTTATTTGGAAAAGAAAATGCAATTAAATCTGGAACACAACAAATATACCAAGAAGATGCTTTGAAAAATGATATATTTAGAAATATACCTAACATACAAGAAAAAGTAAAAAATGAAGAATTTGATATAGATTTTTTTGCTAAAAATATACATACAATGAGAACTACAGGTTCGCACCCTAAAATTTGGGGAGTTTAGTAGGAATACTGAGCTAAAAAATAGAGATTTATATGCTGGGAATCCCTAAAGGCAATTCAACCTAAACAGTAATTGGAAACTTTAAGCTGAATGGTTATCAAAAGAAAGAAAAAATGAATTGTATGACATAAGGTGAAATAAAAACCTATAAAGGTCCTAAGTGTTATTAACAATGGGTAATCAGCAGAGAAACTATCTAAGTATTAAAAATATATGATAGACTCCCAACGAGTACCATATCTCCACAAAGAACTTGTGATGGTGTACTCTAGTCCCTGACTTAAAAGTCATAAATTAAAAATACTATGAAAGTAGGGGTAGTAACGGGCGGTATATTAGTAAAACCAAGCGATATACCTTTTGAATATGTAACTCCATTAGTGTATGTATCAGACGACGGAAAGAAAAAAGAATTATCAAGTTTTTGTGAATATCATGAGATTGATTTGGTCTCTTTTTATCTGTAAGGATAAAAAAAACAACTACGTGAACCTATAAAAATAGGGTGTATAACTTACATAAGTTTATGGAATAATAGGAAATGATTATTTGAAGTTATGCTAACAGGGAATAGCTTTGTAACCCTGTGGTAAGTATTCTGAAAATATTCAAAAATTGCAAAATAATTTAAATAATCATATATTAGAAAAAAATACTACGGAGGTTTCTAACATATGATAACTATTTATAAAATAACAAATAAAAAAAATAATAAAATTTACATTGGACAAACTAAAAACTTTAAAGAAAGAATTAGAGTTCATAAATATAGAGGAACAATTCCTAATAAAATTTGGCAAACTTCTCAATTTTATTTAGACATTAAAAAATATGGTTTTGAAAATTTTAACGTTGAAATAATAGAAGAAACAAATTCTCAAGAAAAAGCTAATTTTTTAGAAATAAAATATATAAACAAATACAACAGTATTGAACCTAATGGTTATAATGTTTTTAGTGGTGGTAAAAACAAAGGAACTAATTCAAGTTTAACTTTTAAAGAAAAAGTTTCTAAAAGCAGAAAATTATCAAATAAAATAAATAGAGTAAAAATTTATGAGTGTGATTATAATTTAGAAATTATAAAAATTTGGGAAAGTAAACAAAAACTTTTAAAAGAAAAAAATATTTTTATACCTCATAAATTTTCAAAAAATCAAAAATGGTTAAGACATAATGATAATTTTTATTTTAGAAATATAAAAGATATAGAAAATTTAAAACAAAAACAAATAGTTCTTTTTGATAAAAACGGAAAAGAACTATCTTTTAAATATACAACTATGGAATATGAAAGAGAAGGATTTTGTAACGTTGTTATAGGATTAATTCTAAAAGGAAAACAATTAACAATGAATAATGGTAAATTTTTTCTTTTTAGAAAAGATTCTACACAAACTGAAATTAATAAAAGAATTAATTATAAAAATCCAAAAAAAGTAAAAAAAATAATTTGCAATTTTGAAAATGGAGAAAAAATAATTTTTAATAACTCAACAGAGCTAGCAAACAAATTAAATTTAAATAGACAAATGGTTGCTAGATTTTGCAAAAGAAAAGAAAAATATAAAAATTATTTTTTTGAATATTTAGATGAATAAAACTCAACAGACTATCGAAAACTATAAAAAGCCGTTTTAAGGATTAAGAGTGATATACTTATTAACTTTTGAAAATAAGGTAATTTTTAATTACACGAAGTGAGTAGAGTACATTTTACGTGAAATTCGTAATTTGGAAGTGCGTAGTAAGCCATAATTATTATGGAACAGAAGATATAGTCGAATTAAAGCGAATCAGTATTAATAAAACTTGATATGTTAGGGCATTCAGATCCAACAATGTTGAAAGAATTGAAAGATTTTACTGGATTTGATTTTAAAAATATAAGATTTAATAATCCAGTTTTATATGATGGAATATTAAATAAAGAAGTAATAGGGTTAAAAGAAAAAGAAGATTTATATCCGTTTCCATCTAATACAATGGGTATTTCTGAAATGAACTCAGATTTTACAATGAAAACATTAAGTGAATTAAAACCTAAAAATATGTTTGACTTAATTGCTTTTAGTGGGTATTCACACGGAACCGCAGTTCTTGAATGTCAAATGCCATATATTAAACAAGGGTTTAAAACACAAGATTTAATACCATATAGAGATATAATCTTCAAACAATTAACTCAAAAATATGGTTTTGAACCTAAAGAAGCATTTACTATTTCAGAATCTGTAAGAAAAGGAAAAGGTATTGAAAAATGGAAACAAAAATTATTAAGTAATTGTCCAGAATGGTATGTTGAAATACTTAATACCATTAAGTATCTTTTCCCTCAGTCGCACGCAACAGCATATATTATCAATGCTTTAAGAATATTTTATTATAAAATTTATTATCCGCAAGCTTTTTATGCTTCAGCAATAAATAGATATGGTATAACAAATACTTCAAATAATACTTTTGATTATATAAAATTTTATAATGAAACAAATACATTAGAAGATTTATATAAATATCATTCTCATGCAAAACATCAAAGTGATAATGATGTAAAAGTAAAAAATAATATTCGTATAGCAAATTTAATATGGGAAATGAAATTAAGAGGATTTGAAATAGTAAAACCTAATTTTTCATCTAATTCAATTGCTTGTTCACCAGATAAAAAAGATAAAAATAAAATATTAATGCCTTTATCTTCTATAGCTGGAGTTGGAATTGAAACTGCAAAATTAGTAGAATTAGCATATAAAAAATATGGTGATGTATTATTTGATAAAACAAGAGAAGAATTAGAAGAATTAAAAATTGAAAAAGATGGTAAAAATATAAAAGCTTTTGGAAAAAAGTTTTTAGATGGATATTTTGGAGTGCAGGAATAAAAACCTGCACTTTTTATATTGATTATTAATTAAAAAGGAGAAAAAAATGAAATATAGTTATTTTGAAGCTAAAAAAAGAGAAATGAAATATATAGATATTTTTTCAAGAAGTCAAAATCACGTTTTTGAAGTAGAATTCAAAAATTTAAATGAAGAATTTAAAGGAATTGAAACAATAGAAAAAACTATAACTAATAAACAAACATTAATAAAAAATATAAATTTAATAAAAGAAAATATATTAAATAATTGTAATATAATTGAAAATGAAGACATTATTTTTTGTTATAGATATTTTGATTTTTTTCCAAGATATTATAACAGAAATGTAAAAAAGTTAGTTATTATGCCAATAGTTAAATTCAAAGAAAATTATTATCAAACAAAGCCATTTTTTAATGAAATTGAATACAAAAAAGAAGATAAAAATAATTTTGAATATTATGATTTTGATGAATTGCAAAACGTTATACAAGAATATAAATATAAAAAATTTGATGCAGAAAAAATAGCAAGTGAAATAACTTTTGATTTAATAAATGATAGTAATATGGCATTATGGAATTATGAAATAGAAAATTTAGATAAAGGAATGGATTTTAAATTTTATGAATAATATGAATAAAAGGAATAAATATGAGTATATATAAATATTTTAAAAAATCTTATCCAGATGGGATATTACTTGAGAATGGAGCAAAAATAACTACATTTTTTGGTAATTTAGATTTTGAAAATAACTTTGACTTATTTATAAGAGTAGAAAATAAAAACAAAATTATTTTCTATAAAGTTTTTGATTTTTATAAAGAAAGTGAGATTAAAGTAAAAATAGCTGAAAAAAACGAAGATAAATATATAGTTAAAGATAAAAAAATAAATGTTTCTGATTATACAAAAAAAGTTATATTTACGATTATTAAAAAGTATATAGAATTCTATAATCATGTTAAAGAAATTATATTAGAAAATTCAACAGAAATTTACTAGGAGGAGAAATGAAACAATTTACTTCACTTGAAGCTAGAGATAAAAAACTTCATCAATTTAAAATAAAAGAAGAACCATACAACATAGAAATATACTTAGATGATATGTCTTTTTACAATAATAATGATATAAAAAATAAAATAACAAATAAAAATGATTTAAAAAATGTTCTAAAAAATAAAATTAATAATTTTTTAATAAATACAGAAAATGAAATAAATATATATAAATATAAAAAAGATAATGAAAGTTTTGGAATTTATTTTGTTGCAATAAGAAATCTAAAAAATGGAAAATATAAATTTATAAGATCAAATTCAAAAACATATAATGGTATTTCAGAAAATGATTACGTATTTGATATAGTACAAGAAATTATAACAAAAGAAAAATTTAAAAAAATAGAAAATGATTTTTTAGATAAAACAATTAATGAAATAATGTTTCATTTTAAAAATGAAGAAAACATTGAAGATTTAAATTATGAATTAATTCCAATAGAAGTAAAAGATTTATCAGAATTTAAATTTGAGGAGTAATAATGAAAAAATATACAAAGTTTGAAATTCAAAAAAACAATTTAAAATTTATTGAAATACACGATATAGTTAAGAAAAATTTTAGTTTTAGATGTTATATAGAATTAAAAAGTAAAAAAATTGATGAACATAAAAACTCAATATATATAACAAATAGAAATCAATTAGAAAAAAAATTAAAATATTGGTATATGATATTACATTTTTTTTATTGGATATGTGATTTTTTTAAAAAACCATTAATATTGTATAAATTAAATAAAATTGATAATACAACTTATGATTTTTTTATAGCTACAGTTTATAAACAAAATAAAAAATTTATTTTTCACAATATAAAAAGAAGTTCTTTTCAATACAATGATAATGAAGAAGAAAAATATGAAAATGAATTTGAGTTTGTAAAAGAGCATATAAAATTACTTGGGTATAAAAAATTCAATATAGAAGAAATAACAAATGAAATATTATTTAATTTTATTGATGATGAAAATATGGGTAAATTTAACTACGAATTGATAAAAAATAAAAATAATAATATAAATGATTTATTAAATGATTAAAAAAAAGGAGTAAAGAAAATGAAAAAAGTTAAAGTTATAGCTGAATGGTTAGGAGAATTAAAATTAACTGAAAAAAAAATAAAAAAAACATATGATGAATTATCAAAAAAGAATATGTTTATAGTTGAAAATTTACAAGATAGTGAATTATATAAAGCAAAATTAGAAGAAGAAAAAGAAGAAATTCAATCTTCTTATGAATCTTTAAATAAATTAATAGAAAATAGAAATAAAATTAAATCTGCTATTATGTCTTTTAATGCTTCTAATACAATTGAAATAGACGATAAAGAATATGTAATAGCATTAGCTTTAGAACTATATAAAGGTAAAGAAATAGTAAATATGGAAGAACTATTTAAAAATCAGTTATATAAGAAAAATAAAAAAGAAGAAGAAATTAAGCAACAAAAAGAAAATCAAAAAGAAATGCTATTGGAAACTTATTCTAGAAAATCTAATAGTTCTCATGAAGGTGATTCTAAAGCATTAGAAAAAGCATTAAAAAATTATGAATTATATACAGATGATTACTTGCAATTAGAGAAAAAATTTGTTAAAATTCAAGAAGAAAAGATTAATTTTATGGAAAAAATTAATATTCAATTGAATATTAAGAATGCAACAACTGAAATAGAAATAGATATTTAATTAATAATTGAGATAATTTTGAAAAATATAAAAATAAAGTACTTTTTCTTTTTTCTTAATTTTTCTTAAAAGTATAAATAACAAGAAAAATTTTGAATAAATTCTAAAAAGTATGATTTGGTATGTAATTATTGAAATTACAATTAAATACCCATAACCTAGAAACTGGTTTCTAAGTTTCATTAAGATTTTAGATTTTAGTTAAAAGTTTTTAATTTAAATTTTAAAGTTATAAAATTTCAAATTTAAAATATATAGAATAAAGAATATATAAAATCCAGAATAAAAGTTTTTTGCTTTGCTTTAGCTTTATATTTTGTATCTGGCTGAAATTATCTCAATTAATTTATAAAAAATAGCCAAAAGAATTTAAATAAAAATCTCCCATTAAAAAACCATATTTAAATTCCGCTGGCGGAAAAAATATTTAGAATAAAAATTACTAAGAAAATAAAACAAGGAGTAAAAAATAATGTTAAAAAAAGAATTATTAAATGTATTATCTGAAAAATTAGGAATTAAAAAAATAGAAACAGAAAAATTTCTAGATACATTAGAAGAAATAATAACAGAAGAATTAAAAAAAGGTGAAGATTTTACTTTATGTAAATTAGGAACTTTTAAAGTAAAAGACAGAGCTGAAAAAAATGGAGTTAATCCTAAAACTGGAGAAAAAATTGTAATTCCTGCAAGAAAAGCTGTTACTTTCAAAGCTTCAAAAAATTTAAGTACTTTAATAAAATAAAAGACAAAAATGAATAAAATAATATAAAGAGAATAGAAGAAAAAATCTATTCTCTTTTTTTATTCAAATTTCATTTTGTAAAAATAAAATATTAAAATAGAGTTCCATTAAATATTAAAGGAGGAAAAATAATGAATAGTATACAAGAATTAATGGAATTGTTAAAACCTTATATACTTAACTATGCAGAAGAATTTGGAGTGGTTCCTAATAATAGTGGTTTTATTACTTGCTTAAATCCAGAACATGAAGATCATAATCCATCAATGCACTTTTGGGAAGAAAACAATATATTTTATTGTTTTAGCTGTAATTATACATGTGATATTTTTGATTTGGCTCATTTATTAGAAAATAAACCAATTTGTGGACCAGATTTTATAGAAGAAAATGTTTTTTATTTAGCTAGAAAATATGGATTTCCTTATGAACATTTACAAAAAGAATTAACAGCTGAAGAGATAAAAAAACATACTATGTATAGAATAATGAAAAGCTTCTCTGATTATATAACTAAAAATATAAATAAAGATTTTTTAACAAAAAGAAACATTACAGAAGAAACAGCAAAAGAACTTAATATCGGAAGTGTAATAAATTTTGAAGATTGTAAAAAATATTTATTAAATAATTTTAAATTAAATAATATTGAAGAATTATTAAAAGAAATAGGAATAACAAAATTTAAAGTAAATGAAAATAAATTAATATTTATAATCAAAGATAAATTTGGTAGACCATGTTCTTTTGTTTCAAGAGAAATGAATGATGTTGCAAATAATCCAAAATATATTAATGGAGCAGAAACTGAAATATATAATAAATCAGAAATATTTTTTGGTTGGAGTGATATTAAAAAGAAATTTAATCCGCTTGGTATACTTCTAATAGTTGAAGGTTATATAGATTTTGTAACAGCATATCAAAAAGGTTTTAGAAATGTAGTAGCTTTAGGTTCAGCTTCATTTACTGATGAACATATAGCATTTTTAGAAAAAAATAAAAATATAAATAAAATAGCAATAGCTTTAGATAATGATAAAACTGGAAGTAAAAGAACAGATTCTTTAATAGAAAGATTTAAAAATAAAAAATTAAATAAAGATTATGTAGTAGCTATAAATAAAATGTCACAATATAAAGATTTAGATGAAATTCTAAATAATTCAGAAGATGATTTAACGTTAATAGATATATATGATATTTATAATTTATTTGAATATGAATTAAAAAAATTAAAAGAAGGACCTTTTGAAGAATCTATCATATTTGATAAATTTGTTTCTATAATTGCTCAAAGTAAATCCCCTAAATTAAGAGAAGAACAAGCTAGAATATTATCCAAATACTTAAATGAATATTCTTATAAAACTATATTAGAACAAATAGAATATACTCTTGAAAGTAAAAATGAATTATATAAACAAGAAGTTAAAAAATTAATAGATTATGCTTCAAAAAATGTAGAAAAAAATCCAGATAACTTATTAACGATAATAGAAACTATAAAAGAAGATTATGAAGATATAAATAAAAAATTTGAAAAGAAAAAAACAGATATATTTGAAAGTGGCTTAGAATTTTTTGATGAATTTGAAAGAAATAAATCAATTTATGACTTATTTAACATAGATTTTCAAATACCTTGGTTAGATGATTTAGATTTAATACCAGGAAATACATTTGGTATTGCAAGTAACGCTAACTCTGGTAAAACTACTTTATTACAACAAATAGCAATCAATGTCGCTTCTAAAGTTTCAAACGGTTTTGTTTTATATATTTCAACAGATGACCCAGCTGAAAAAATATATTCTAATTTAATAGCTAATTTAACTGGATTACCTAGAGATTATTGCTCTAATCCTAATTTTCACCATTCCTTTGGTAGATCTAAAAATACAGAGCAATCTATTAAATTTTATGAAAAATATGAAAAAGGTAAAAACTATATAAAAAGATTAATAGAAACAAAAAGATTATTAATTCTAGATGTAAAACATGGTATAGATAACTGGATAAAATTTGAAAGTTGTGTAAGAGATATAGGAACAAAAGATGAACTAAAAGAAAAATTTAAAATTATGATTATTGATTCAGCTAATAAAATTAGTACAGATATCAAAATACAAGATTCTATTGGTTTTGTTTCAGAAAATATAAAAAAATTATCTGAAAAATATAAATATTTAAGTTTTGTTAACTATGAACTTAATAAATCTAAAAATAATGCTAAACATTCTCAATATAATTTATCTGGTTCAAGAAGAATGAATTATGATTGTGATGTTGTTGGTTTTATATATAATCCTACTAGAAATTTACAAAATATACATAATACACAAATGGTATGGAATAACAATGGAAAAAATAGTCCTATATTAATTACATTACAAGAAAAATCAAAAGCTGGAAATAATCAAAATAATAATGTTCCTTACTTTTATAAATTAGATGAAATAACAAGTAAATTAATTCCAGTCATACCAGGAAGTCAAGAATATAATTATTATTTTAAAATTTGGGGAACTGAATTTGAACAATATTATGAATAGAAAGGAGTTTTTATGTTATCTAATGAAAAAAAACAAAAATTAGATGAGTTTATAAAAAATCAAAATAAAATAGCTGAAAAAGAAGGAAAAGAAATTAAATTAGGTAATCTAAATGATTTCAAAATGTCTGGTAGAGAAAACTATATGTTAACTGGGATTTTAGGAATAGATTTAAATACTAATGGATTTAAAAAAGGAACTTTCAATGTCTTATATGGAGCTGAATCTGGAGGTAAATCAACACTAGCTTTACAAATATGTGAAGGTTTACAATTAACAGACCCAGATAAACAATTTTTATATGTAGATTCTGAAAGTACATTAGATGAAGCTTTTATAAGTAGAATACCTAATTTAAAAAAAGAAAATATTACTTTTTTAAAAGATGGTGTAATGGAAAATATTTTTGACACTATTAAAGAAATAGTTAAAGAAGGATTAGTAGATGTAATTATAATAGATTCGGTAGATTCGATGACAACTAACGCACAATTAGGTAAGAGTCTAGAGGATAATATTGTTATGGATAAATCTAGAATACTTTCAAGAGCTTTATCAGATATAACAGATTTTATATCTAAATATGGAATTACTATTTTTATAATTCAACAAGAAAGAATAAATATGTCTGGATATACAGTAAAACAACATGGACGTTCTGGTGGAAAGGCAATGTTATATTATCCATCAACAGTTTATAGATTAGCTAAAATAAATTCTCAAAACGAAACTGAGAAGGATCAAATAAGTGATAATAAAGTTGTTACTCAGTATGTAAAAATAATAAACGAAAAATCTAAAATTTCAGAACCGTTTAAAGAAACTTTTACTTGGATAAATTTAGACAGAAGAAAAAAAATAGCTGTAAAGAAAATACAAGAATTAGTTGATTATGCAATTCTTTATGGATTAATTACAAAAGGTGGTTCTTGGTACGAAATAGTAGATAGTAATGGAGAAACTAAAAAAGTTCAAGGTAGTAATGGAGTAAATAAATTACTTTCAGAAAATCCAGATTTTTATACAGAATTAAAAATGCTTTTATATTCTAAAGGATTACCACCAGAATTATTTATAATTCAATTTAATAATATTAAAAAGTTATTAGAAGAAGAAAATAAAAGCATTAAGAAAATAAAAATAGAAACTGCAAAAATATTAAATAAAGAAGATTTAATAACAGATATAGATAAAAATGAATTTAAATTTGATGAAAAATTAGAAGCATCTTATTATTTTTCTGAAGAAGAATATAAATTAGCTATGTTTAATTTAAAAAATAGTTCTTCTATTGAAGAAACAGAAGAGACGGAAGAAATAAAAGAAACAAAAAAACAAACTAAAAAAAATAAAAAAGAAACAAATGAAGAAGCAGAAACAAAAAAAGAAGAAACTGAAAACTTATTCGAATAAAAGGAGGAAATAAAATGGGATTATTAAAAAAAAAGGTACAAGAAACACAAGGAAGCAAAAGTGATTTCGTAGGTGGAATTTGGATTAAAGAAAGTGCAAACGGAGTTCAATATTTATCAATAAGCATAAATGGAGTCAATTACGTTGCTTTTGAAAATAAAAGCAGAACTTCTGATAAATCTCCAGATTACTCTGTTAAAAAATCAACACCATATAATAAAGAACAAAATAATTCAACTGTACAAAATAATGGATATACTCCAAAAAATACAAATGAACAAAATATACAAACAACACAAAACTATGATATGACTGATGAAATGGATTATTTTGATCTTTAATTAGGTGATTTATATGAATAATAAAATTTTGATTGTTTTTGAAGAAACTAACCAGTTTAAAAAAGATCAAATTTCAGAATTAGTCAATCTATCAAGAAAAGAATGTGTAATCACAACAATAGACGAATTATCTAAAAATAAAAACATAAAAGATTTCTGTAGTGTTGTTGATTGCACGTTCGATAACAAAATCTTTAATAAAAATAAAGAAAAAGGAACAGTTTTAAAAAATGATAATATAGTTTATCTAATATTAAAAGAAAATAATAAAATTGTTTGTGCTGGGCCAAACTTATCTCAATTAACTATATGTAATTCAAATAATATTTCAGTACAAGAAAAATTTCAAGAAAGTTATTCTAAATATAATAAAATAATTGATTTTTTAATAAGCAAAAATCAATTTTTGAGAAATAAAGATTCTTTTGATAAAAGTACAATAGATGGTTTAGTTTTGAATGATGTAATTAAAACAAATCAATACAAAATCTATAAATTAGTATATAGTATTCCAGAAGTAAAAGAACCTAATGTGGAATATGTTACTTTTGAAAATATAGAAATATTGAATGAATTAAAAAATATAATAGAGGAAATGACATTTATATGAAAGATAAAATAAATTGTAAAAGTTTTACTAAAAAAATAAAAACTTATTTTGTAGGAAATAAATGCCATAATAAATTAGATAATTTAATTACACTATCACGTTCAAATAATGATGAATATGATAGTGTAATGGATTATTTATTTTATGTAGTATTAAATCTTACACCAGAACAATATTTAAATTCAATAGAATTAACAGATTATGAACCAGATGAAAATGAAATAAAAATATTAAATAAAAATTTTTTTAATTATAAAGAAAAAGTTAAATTATCTTCTGAATTAAATGAACAACTAAATAAAATGGTTGATTATATAAGAGAAAAAGCGTTATCTGAAAAAAGAATAGAAAAAATAGGAAACAAATATATTCCTAATGAATATTATAATATGTATTATTTGCAAAAAAAAATGTTTTTATTTTATAAAGAAAATAAGGAGTGGAAAGAATGACTGATTTAGAAATTAGTAAAGATGGAATGAAAAAAGTAATAGAAGTAAAAATAGCAGATATTAGTGAAAAAAATTTTAATCCTAGAAAACACGGACTGTTAGAAGAAAATTTAAAATCTTTAATAGAATCTGAATATTTTCCAGAAATACATTTAGGTTTAATTAATGGAGAATTAATAGTAGTAGATGGTTATCATAGATTAGAAGCCTCTAAAAGATTAGGCTTAGAAACAATTAGAGCATATATAACTGAATATTCAAAAATAGAAGGTTTACAAAAAGATGCTATTAATGAAAATATTAATCATGGACAAAGATTAAGTGATTATGATATAGCAACTTCAATTTATGGAATTTATAAGTCTTTTATAGATCAAGGAAAGTTATCTAATTTAAGTATAGTAGACTTTATTAGAATGTTTAAAATAGATGAAAGAAGAGGAAGAAGTTTATTTGCTTGGACAGTTATACATAAAGAAATACTAGAAGATGAAATTGATAAAGTAGATAGAGTTTCTATGATGGAAGAAATTTATTCTTTAATTAAATTTTATAATGAAATACCTGGAAAAATTTCTAGTGAAACTAAACATAAAATTAAAAATTTCTATTTTAAATATTCTGATTTGAATAAAATACAATTAAGAGAAGCAATTTCATTGCTAAAAGAAGGAAAAGATTATAACGAAGAAGAAAAAAATAGAAAAAAAGAAGAAATAAAGTTAACAGAAAAAACAATTTCAGAATCTCAAAATTTAGTAACTGATAATTCTTCTGAAGAAAACTTAATAGAAAAAGAAGAAAACAAAGAAATTGAAAGAACTTTAAATGTTAAAAATGATTTATTAAAAGAAGAAGAAACATTTGAAGAAAAAATGGAAAATGTAAATAAAAATCTTGAAAAAGAAATAGAAGAAAAATCAAAAACTTCTCAAAAAATAGGTGTTAAATCTTACTTAGAAAACATATCTCAACAATTAATGTCTATGATTATGTTACAAACAAAAGGAAGATTAGAAGATTTAACAAAAGAACATATAGACTTAATAAACAATATAGAAGACAGATTAAGTGAATTAACAGAAGAATATTATAAAAAAATAAATACTAAACAGGTGGTTTAATGTTATCAAAAGCACATTTACATATGAAGAAAATATTAAAAATAATTTCTAAAATATATAATGTTGTTTTGTTAGAAGAAATAAGAGAAGGGAGTAAAAAATATGATTTTTACTTCCCTACTTCTCCACCAATTTGCATAGAAGTAAATGGCGAACAACATTATTCTGAAAAAATTGATGGTTTTTTCTTTAAAAAAACAAAAGATTTACTAAAATATAAAAAAAATGATGAAGAAAGACATAATTTTCATAAATTAGGAAAGATATGTCTTTTAAATTTCGATACTGATTATTTTCCAACAGTTAGTGAATTAGAATTATTATTCAAAAAAAATGAAATAGATAAAATAATTGAAAAAGGAAATGATGAATATAATGTCTATTACCAAAGATATAAAAGAAATCAAGAACAAAGTGATGAAAGAAAAAGAATTAACAAAGAATATTGGAAAAACTTTAAAAGAAAATCTTCTAATTTCAATAGACCTAAGTAAAACTTGCCCAGGTGTTTCTATATATGATTATGAAAAAAATTCTTTCTTATTTTTAGATTCTTTTAAAGGTAATAATAAATTAACAAATCATGAAAGAAATTTAGAAATATTATATTGGATATTAGAAATAATATCTAAATATAGACCTTATAAAGCTATCATAGAATCTCCTTTTATATCTACTTTTACCATCAAATCAGTAGGACCATTAATGAAATTACATGGCATAATAGATCATTTTTTATTTGAGAATGGTTTAGAAATATACGAAATATCACCAACTTCTTCAAGAAGTTATTTAAAAATAAAACCAAACACTAAAGAAGAAGCTTTTAAATTTGTTAAATCTAAATATCCAATTTTAGACTTAACAACATTTAAAAAAGATAATGATAAATCAGATGCTGTTATTTTAGCTTTGAATTTTAATAATCCAAAATTAAAAAAAATAAATTAACTAAGGAGAATTATGGAAAATAAAATATTAAAAATTAAAATAAACAAAATAAATGATAAATATAGTTATTTTAGAATAATAGATTTCAATAAAGATATTTTAAAACTAGGAACAGAAATAAAAACAGATATACATTTATATAAAAAATTTTATTTTAAAATAACACAAAAAAGCAGTTACTTTCGAATGGAAGTAATAAATAATGAAATTTATCATGTATTTAATTTATATTTTCATGAAGATGATAAATTAAAACCATTTGTAATAGAAAATGAATATATAGAAAGATTTAATTATTTAATAAAAGAAATAAATGAAAAATATTCTCGTTAAACATTAGAAAGGAGAACTTATGAAAAAATCTGTACTAGAAATAAAAATAGAAAAAAATTGATAATAATTATAGTGTTTTTAAAATTATTAAATTTAATGATTCTATATTAAAAAAAGATATAAAAATAATTAAAAAAGATATTACTTTTTTAGTAACTGATGATAAAACAGAATTTTATTATAATTTAGTAAGTGATAAACCTGTTTTAAATATAAATTACAAAGAAAAAAATGAAACTTTATATTTTATAGAAAATAAACATATAGAGTATATTAATAAAATAGTAACAGAAGTAAATAAAAAATACGGGATACGTTGGAGAGGAGAAAGAATCGATTGCTATTATGCGGTGTCTGGTAAAGGTAAAGTAATTAAACTTTTAGAAGAAAATGAATATTCTGACGAAACATATTATGAAATAGGAAATTATTTCCAAACAGAAAAAGAAGCTATTATAGCAAGAAATAAAATATTAGATTTTTGGGAGAAAATAAAAAAGGAAGAAATTTAAAAATAAAAAAAAGGGGGAAAAATGGAATTTAATGAAAATAATATAATTAACCAAATATTAAATGATGAAACAATAGAAGAAAAAAAAACTTGGTTAGAATATGTAAAAGAAATTTATGATACTTATATAAATACATTGAATAATGAAAATATAGATTATTTGAATTCTGAAAATGAAAAAGTAATTAAAGAAAAATTGTTTAAAACTTCCGATTTTTCTCTAAAAATAAATAATTCTGATGAATTAGAAATTGGACATTGTATGAGAGAAAATTATTTTAGATTTAAAAATTCATATTCAGATATAGTTAGTTCAAAAGTATATGAAGAAATAGAAAAAAATATTTTGTATAAAGAACAATTTCTAAGAAAATTAAGATTATTAAATTTAATAGAAGAACCAAAAAAAGAAATATTTAATTTATACGATATTGAAGTAGAAACAACAGAAGATGGAATAATTATAGATTATGATAAAAAAAAAGAATATCTTTTATTTATAAAACCAGTAAATGATTCGGTTGGAATAATAAAAAATAAAGTTTTTTCAAAGTATCAAAAACCAATTCCATTAAATTATCATCTCCCAGAAATAATTTTATGTATGTATTTATATAGAAAACCAGCCAAAATTATATATATAGGAAAAAATAATCCAGATTTTATTTCAGAATTTAATTTTGGTTTTAAAAATAGTTTTCTTTCAATTAATGGTGAAAGTTCTGATGGAATAAATATAAAAGATTTTCTTGAACAAATAGAATATTTTTCTAAATGTATTTCTGAAGATATTTTGCCAAATACTATTTTTACAAACGAAACTTTAAATAATAGTCAAGTAATTGATATGAAAAATTATGGAATAATAGAAGATTTTGAAGTTGAAAAATTATTGAATGGACAAAAATATAAATGTTTTCAATGTAATAGTTGCAAGTATAAAACTACTTGTGAAAATTTACAAGAAAAAGAAAAGGAGGATTTTATTGACTATGACTATTGAAGCTATTAAATTTCAACATATAGAATATTTTAATGAATTTATTTATAAGTTACAAAGAGATGCTTATAAAATAGATCAAGATAAAATTACTTTAAAAGGTATAACAAAAATAAACGGAACCAATGTTAGTGTAGTGTTTGACAATGATGAAGTTAGATTACAAGGAAGAAATTTATTATTAAAAAAAGAAAATGATAGTTATGGTTTTATTGAATTTATGACAAAAGAAAAAATTAATTGGCTTAGATTACAATTAAAAAAATATATAAATGAATATAATACTGTAATTATTTATGGCGAATATGCTGGAGATAAAATAGGAGAAAAAATAGCTACTAGTTACTTTAAAATGTTTTTTGCTCCATTTTGTATAAGAATTATAAATAGTAAAGAAAAAATTGATAAAATAATCATTCCAGAAAATTTAAAATTATGGAATGAGGAATATAGAATATTTGGAAATTTTAAACCAGATTTTGAAATCGAAGTAAATATAAAAGAAAATCTAAATTGGTTAAAAGAAAAAGTTTTAGAATATACTTCAATATATAAAAATAAATGTCTATTCTGTGAAAAATTAGATTTATCTAATAAATTAAATTTAGAATATAATTGTGGAGAGGGAATTGTTTGGCATTATGAATTAAATAATGAAATTTATTTCTTTAAATCTAAAATTGAGAAATTTCAATCAAAAGCACAAAAAGCTAATTTAGAAAAAAATCTAAAATTATTACAAGAATTAGATTTTATAAAAGATAATTTAATTACAGAATCTAGGATGAAACAAGGATTAGAATATTTAAAAGAATTATCTTTAAGAGAAACAATGAGTAATATAAAAATTTTTATTAATTGGGTAATAGAAGATTGTTTAAGAGAAGATAAAATATTTATAGAAAATAACAATTTAAGTTTAAAAAATGTAAAAAAAGTAGTAGGTAATTCAGCTTCTGAATGGTATCAAAAATACATAGGAGCTATTGTGTAAAAAGGAGTAATTTAAATGAAAAATAAGCTTAAAAATAAGTTTTCTAAATTATCAAAATATAAATATTTATATATTATTTATTATGATAATCTTAAAAAAAATATTAAAAAATTTAAATTAACAGATTTGGACATTACATTATGTACTAGTTGTTTTGATATACATATATACAGTATTATTTTTTTAAAAGAAAAAATAGGTATAAGTAATATCTATAAAGTTAAATTTTCAAATAAAGAAAAAGAATCTTTAAAAACAATAAATAATTCTTATAACGAAATACATTGTAAATATATTAACTTAGATAATAACGATGAAACAATCGGTTCAGTATCTTGTGAAGTAATAAATAATAAATCTCAATTTAGATTTGATATTAATTGTTTCTATTCACATTCTGGAAATATTAACGATATAAAAGAATGGATTAAAAATAAGAAAGCTCATTTATATACGAAAGATAAAGAAATAGCTTCTAAAGTTAAAAATTATACAGAAATAATTGAAGAAGAAAATATAGATAACATTTACAAACCAAAAAATATTACTTTATTAAAACATAATATAAGTAATATTTCTAATAAAAAAAGATCGTTTAAATATCATAAAAAATAAGTGAGGTGAATAAAATGAATAATAATTTAATAACTGTTAATAATGTTCGTGGTTATATTGATGAAAACAATGTAGCTTGGTTAAATCTAGAAGATGTTTGTAAAGAACTTGGTTTTATACAATTTAAAAATGATAAAATTTATTTAAGAACAGATAGAATTAAAAAATATTTGGAAGAATTGAATTTCCCCACAAGTGGGGAAAATCTTCCAGAATATATTCCAGAACAAATAACATATCTTTTAGCTATGAAGTCAAAAAACGAAATAGGTAGAAATTTTCAATATAATTTAGCTTTTAAAATTTTACCAGAAATAAGAAAAAATGGATTTTATATTTCTGAAAAAAGTAAATTAAAAGAAATAGAACAAAAAGATAAAGAATTAAATATAAGAACATCTGAATTGATAAATAAAATTTCAGAAGGTTTTAAAGGATTAATACACGAAAAACTTTTAAAGGCTAAAGCGATTGAAATTCTTACTGGAGATAAAAATCTACTACCACCTATTCAAATTGAAAAAACATATAGTGCAACTGAATTAGGAGAATTAGTGGAAATTAGCTCTAAAATGGTAGGAATATTAGCTAATAAGTATAATTTAAAAAATAATGAAAATACAATAGTTACAATAGCAATGGATAAAACTGGTACAGATAGAGAAACATATAGATATAAAGAACATTGTGTTGAATTATTTAAAGAAAAATATAAAAATTATCTTGAAGAAAAATTAGCAGAAAAAGAACAAAAAAATAAAAATAAACAAAAATAACAGGAGGAAAAAATGGTAAAAAGAGAAGAGTTGGAAAACAAATTAGGACAAATTATTAATGGCGTAAAAGGAAATTTAGCAAAGGGTGTTATTGTTGGTGATATTTCTAAAGAAAAATATGATGAAAATATAGAATCATTTTTAAATGATGAAATTTCAAAATTTAAAGAAGAAGAAATTAAAGAATTTTTCAAAGAATTAATGTTATCTACATTCAAAAAAGAATTTGAACAAATGAAGTGTTTTTATAACAATGAAGAAAAAAATAATTATGAAGATTTTAATGATAAAATACATAATATAAAGGTTTATAAATTAGAAAAAGATGAAAATAATCAATTAAAATCAAAAAAAGCTACAGTTGAGGATTTGAAAGAACTTTCTAAAAAAATAAATAGAGGAGATAAAAAAGAAGGAATCAAAGAAGAAACTTCAAAGAGATTTAGAGGTTCTATAAAAGAATTACCAAAAAGTATAGACCAAATATTATCTATACTATTTGATAGTATTAAAAATGAAAATTAAAAATAAATAAATTACGCTGGCGTAATTAAAGGAGATGAAAACATGGAATTATCTAGTGAACAATTAGCTGTTTTGCAATCAGATAAACAACATTTGATAGTAAATGCAGGACCAGGAACTGGTAAAACAACTTTACTTCTTAATATTGCAAAACATAGAACTAATGAAAAACATTTAATTCTATGTTTTAACTCCACAATAAAAGAAGAAATAAAAGAAAAATTAAATAAACAAAAAATATTGAATGCTGATGTCTATACTTTTCATAGCTTAGCATTCAATTTTTTTTTAAATAATAATATTATACCTAATTTTAAAAAAAGAAATTTTAATGAAAATTTAGATTTTTTTACTTTATTCGATATAATGTCAAAATTAAATATTATAGAAAGTTATATGGATTTTAGACTAAGAGATACATTAATTGCACTTCATAATTATTTAAAATCAGATAAAAAATTAGAAGATTTTGATTTAAATGAAGAAACTTATAATAATACAAAAAAAATTATTCAATATATTTTAAGTAATTCAGAATCACCTATGTTTCATGAAGTATATATTAAACTATTTCAATTAATGAAACCTATTATTTCTTATAATTCTATTTTAATAGATGAATTTCAAGACGTATCAGCCTGTTATTTATCAATTATAGAAAACATTTCTAAAAATAAAAGAAGTATTAGAGTTGGTGATACTTATCAAAAAATATATGGTTATAATGGAGCATTAGGAATGGTAAATTGTGATTTTAAATTAACTAAATCTTTTAGAGTAGGAAAAGAAGTTTCTGATTATTGCAATAATTTATTAGAAACATTTTTTGAAAACCCAATAAAACTAAATGGAGTAAATGAAAATCAACATATAGTTTCAAAAATAGATATAGAAAAAAAATATACTAAAATTTTTCGTTCAAATAAAAACTTAATGTTAGAAGCTTTAAATTTAATAAAAGAAAATAAAATAGTAAAATTATCTAATTCTATAATTTCAGATTTTGAAATATATGAAAAATTATTAGATTTAACAAAAAGTTATAAAAATTATAGAGGAATAAAAATTGGTTCTTTTAAAGAATTAGAACAATTAGAAAAATTATCAAATGATAGAAAAATAAATAAATTTCTTTTTTTATTAAAAAATTTTGAAATAGATGAATTAAAGAATATATTTAAAAAAATAAAAACAAATTTAATTCCAGAAGACAGTAAAGAAAATTACAATGTACATTTAATTACAGCACATAGATGCAAAGGATTAGAATTTAGCTCTGTTGTTTTAGCTAATGATTTTTATACAATTAATGAATTATTAAAAAAACAAGAAAAAGAAGAAAATATATTTGATGAAGTTTATATTTTGTTTGTAGCACTTACTCGTTCTTTTGGATTATTAGAGATATAAGGAGATGTTTAGTATGAAAAAGTTAATGATGATGTTGATACTTCTATTAAGTGTAACTAGCTTTGCTGAAACATATGTTAAAGCATATGAACTGTCGTATGCTATAAGTTATTCAAAAAGACTTAAAATAAATGAAAAGATAATTAATGATGCAATTAAAGAAGAATACGATAGATATAAAGCCAAAGTTGTATCTGTTAGTGTAGTAGTTAATAGTAATGGTATGAATGCAGTGTATATACTATTTGAGAAATAACATAAGGAGTTCTCATGACAATAGCTCATAAAATAGATACTTATAAAGATATGTTAAAAGTATCAACTTATAGTATAAATAAAGAAGATTCTTTTAATAATATTATAAAAGAACATTTTAATAATATTGATTTTTTTGAAGAACTAGTTAATTCAAAAAATAAATATATCTTTAATATAAAAGATTGTAGATTAGATAAAAAGAATAAAGATATAGAAATTATTTATGAATTAACTGAAAATAAAAAAAACAAATTAAATAATATAAAAGATAAATTAAAAGAAATTCTATTAAAGGAGAATATAAAATTATGAAAGTAATTTTTTTAGACATGGATGGGGTTGTAAATACTGCTGGAAAAGATAAATATTCTTTAAGTTTAGTATTACCATATGATTTTGAAAACAATAAAGATTTTTTTTATTTTGACACAAGAATACTTTTTAATTTTGTAAAATTATTAGAATTTTGTAAAGATAATAAAATTAAAATAGTTATTTCTTCTACTTGGAGAATTGGAACTCAAATTGATGGTTGGAATAAATTTATATATAAATACTTTAGAACTTCTCTAAAATTAAAAGAAACTGATAATCTAATAATAGGATTAACTAATAATAAATTTAATGGAATCAGAGGTTTACAAATAGGTTCTTGGTTAGATGAATATAACTTAACTTCTAAAAATAAAATTGAAAAATATTTAATTATAGATGATGAGATAGTTGATATTAAGCCTTATTTACCAAAAGAAAATATATTAAAAATAAATTCAAAAGATGGTTTAACAGAAGAAAAAATAACAGAAATAATAAATTATTTTACTAAAGGAAGTAAATTAAATGATAAAGATAACTAATAAAAAAACTGAAAAGCCACATGTTCCTCAAAAAATTATAGAACAACCTACTAGAAAAGTAATGCAACTATGTAAAGATATGGCCTACATAGAAAAAGAATTAAAAAAAAATAACATTGAACAAAAAATTATCAATAGAATACTTTGTTTATATGTTTTATTTAATAAATAAGATAGGAGCTTAATAATGATAAGTAATGAAACTTCAAATTTCAAAGAATTACTTTTTAAATATGGAGAAAAAAATCAAGATGCTATTTTTAATAAAATTAAAGAATTTGAACAGAATTTTAATAAAAAGACAAGTATTGATAAAATTGATTATACAAATTTTAACAAAGCATTAAGCGAAGCAATTATAATTATGGAACACCAAGATATAATATTATCTTTTGTTCAACAATTATCTATTACAATTAGAAAGAAGATGGAATTATCTAAAAAACAAATGGAATTAGATAAATTTAAAATAACTAAAGAAGTAGAAAACCTTGAATTAATAGGAGAATTATCTACAAAAACAGAAAAACAATTAATTATAAAAAGAGAAATAGAAGAAAGAATGTTTAGAAAAACTTCTGAATATGAACAAATGAAAATGGATTATGAATTTTCCAAGTGGTTTGTAGATGATGTAACTAGAAGTAGAGAATTATCGTACGCTTATTACCAAGCAATTAAGATGATTATACCAAAAAACTAAAAGGAGAAAATGAATGGAGCTAAAAAAAACAGGATTAGTAAAAATAAATAATTATGAATTTGAAGGTATTGAAGGTGGATTTGGTGAAAATAAAAAATGTATTCTTGCTAAAGACATAGCTAAAATACATGGTAAAGAAATTTATCATATTAATGAATTAATAAATAATAATTTAGAAAAATTTAAAGAAAACATTGATATTGTTGATATTTTAGGTATCGGTTTAAACGATACCTATTTAAAAAGCTTAGGGTTTACTCAACAAGCTTTAAACTCTTATAAAGGATTAAAAAATAAAGGAAAAAAATCTGGAATATATTTATTATCAGAAAGAGGTTATTCTAAATTATTAAAATTTATGGATGATGAATTATCTTATGATTTATATGAACAACTATTAGATAATTATTTCAGATTAAGACAAGAAATACAGCAAATATCAAAACAAGATAAAATGTTATTAAAAATAATCAATTCTAATTCAAAAGAGGAATTAGCGTCTAATATGACTGAATACCAATTAGAATATGTAAAACCTTTGGAAATAGAGAATTCAAGAAAACAACAATTAATTGATGGGATGACAAATCATATTAAGGGTAAATCTCAAAGACAAATGATTAACGAAATAATAAGAAGAAAAGGTATAAATGAAATAAAAGAAAGATGGGATATTTTATATAATTATTATGAAAAAGAAAAACATATGAATTTATCAGAAAGAGTAGAAAACTATAATTCAAAACAACCAAAAAAGAAAGATAATGTAAATAAAATAGAATATATAGAAAATGTTATTTGTGATATGCAAACATTGTATGAATTAGCAGTAAAAATATTTGAAACTGATTTTGCTAGTAATTTAATAGAACAAGCAAGAATAATAAAAGGTGAAAATAAATGATAATAGGAAATATAAAAGACGTATTATTGAGAAACAGAGAAAATTTAATAGTTATGTTTATTATAAAAAATTCTGAAGGTAAATATTTAATAACTTCAAATCCTTACTTTAATTATTATAGTCTTCCATGTAAATATATACAATTAACTGAATTGGAAGATAATGCTAAAAATGATGAAGCTAAGTCAATAATTTCTACTTTTCTAAAAAAAGAATTTGATTTTTCTGGATTATTAACTAAATATTTAGAAGGATTAAAATGTGTAGCTAATATAAATGGAGAATTAAAAAGATGTAATTTAATATGTTTTGAAATAAAAACTGATAATGACATAAAAGAAGCTTTAAATAAAAAAGTACCGTTTTCTCCAACTGAAACATATAAATTTAAACAATTTTACAGTTTTGATGATATAAACACTTACTCTTGGAATAGATTGATAGATAACAATTCTCTATATTTTATTTATAGAAGTTTAGATGAAACAGAAGTTCCAGAAGTAAATGTTGAATTGAATTTAAATTTAAATCTAGGTGATTAAAATGTTAGATTGGGAATTATTTGAAAAAATATTAAAAAAACCATTACAAGAAATAGTTGATCTTGCTACTGGAAATTGGAAAAATGGAATCTGTAAAGATAAAAAAAAATTTTTTGATAAAGAAGTATTATTAAAAGCATTGAGGGAGAAGATTAATGGCAAAAATTAAAGATATAGAAGAATTGAGTTTTACTAACAATAGTGACTTAATATGTATTTGTTCTTTAATTAAAGAAGAAAAAATAAAAATATTATCTAAAGATTATAAAATAAATAAAATTAAAATGATATATAAAGATAACAAATTAAAATTATCTTTATTAACCAAAAAAAATGAAAAAATAGAAGGTGATTTAAGAATAAAACCTTCTACATATAATGAAGTGTTCAATATTTTAAAAAATAAAAATATAATTAAAGAAAATTATATACATAGCGATATTGAACAATTTCATAAATTTATAAATTTTATTAAAGAAAAAGGTGAAAATAGAAATGTATAAAGTAATTTGTATAATAGGGAAATCTGGAGTAGGAAAAGATACTTTAGCTAAAGAATTAATGAATAGTAATAATAAATTTCATTTTGTAAAAAGTTATACAACAAGAGAAGTTAGAAAAAATGATCCAGAAGATATGAAAACTCATACATTTGTTTCTGAAAAATTTAGAAACGAAACAAAAGAGGAGATTTTAGTTGAGTATATAAATGAACAAAAAGAATATTGTTCTTGGGTAGATAAAACTTTATTTGATAAAGATAAAATAAATCTTTTTGTAATAGATATAGATGCTTTTATTAAATTGAATAAAAGAAAAGATATGGATATTAGAGTAGTTTATTTACAATTAAGTGAAATAGAAAGAGAAAGAAGATATAAAAATAGAAATAAAGAAATTAAAGTGCCTAAAGATAAACATTTATCATTAGAATATTTAATGGTAAAACAACCAGAAATAAATAATAAAATAACTATAATAAATACAAATCAAAAAACACCATCTCAAATAAAAGATGATGTTTTGAAAGAATTATCTAGCTTCATAAACATTTAATCCATTTAATACATTATAAATATTAGTGGATAAATCAATTGAGGTAAAAGTAAGTAATTCTTTAATATTTTTTTTAGTATCATTAGAAATTTCTTCATGTGTTAAATTAGTATTTTTATTTTGCACATAATTAGTTATTATAGTTTCTAACTTTTCTTTTAAAGCTCTTTGTTCACTTCTAAGAATTTTAATTAAATCTTCTATTACAGTTCTATCAAAACTTAAAGAATACATTTCATAAGAAGCTGATGAAAAAACTTTTTCTATTATATTATTTACTTTTTGAATAGTAACTTCTAAGTTATTTTCAACGATATTATTTTTTTCAATAATATCATAAAATTCAAAAGTTAACTTATAAAAAATATATTCATTTAAATTTTTTAAATAAATAGAAAAATCTGGAATTGACATATTAGATTTGTTTAAAATTAATCTTTTTAAATCATTTATGTCATTTTTATAATTTACAGAATTTTCAACTAAAGTTTCTAATTGTTTAGTAAGAATAGCATTTATGTTGTCTTCTTTATCAGCTTCATGATTAAGTTTTTTCTTAAAATATTCAACTAACATTTTAGTAACAAGAATTCCAACAGTAACCGTTGCTAATCCATCAAATTTTTCAATTAGATTTTCAATAGACATTCATTTTGTACCTCCGTAACTATGTTTACCAAAAAACATTATCATACAAAAAAAATAAAAGCAAATTATTGTAAAAAAGAGGTGTTAAATGAACGAATATGATATTTTAGATTATATGTCTGAAGATGAATTTTCAGATATGGTAGCCAATAGAGATTAATTTCAAATTACGCTGGCGTAGAGAGGAGAAAAATGAACATTTTGAGTATTGATTTAGATTTTTTAACAGAAAATCTATCAAAAAAAGAAAATGATTTTGAAATTATTGAACCATTAAAGTTTAATATAATTAATAATTTAATAAAAGATAAAAATGAAAATATTGTTTTTTTAAAAACACATGGAGAAATAGTTAAATATATAAGTGAACCATCTTATATATATAATTTCGATCATCATCATGATATATTTTATGAAAATGAAGTAAAAAATGAAATAAAAAAATGTTTATTAGTAAATGAAAAGATTAATTATGATTTTTTAGAAAGTTGTTGGGTTTACTATTTGTATAAAAAAGAATTATTAAAAGAATATTACTGTTTTTTAAATGATAATTCTAGTTTACATAAAGATATTTTAAAGTATGGATTTAAATTTTTCTTTAATTATTATAATCAATACAATCCATATAAATTAAATTTATATAATATAAAATTTGATAAAATTTTTATTATAGAATCACCAGATTATACAAATAAAGAAAAGATAAAAAAAGTATTAAAATTAATAGGATTGGAGGAAGATTGTTTTGAAAATAATAGAAATACATATTAATAAAAATAATAAAGAAGAGTTAATTGAAAGTTTTAGAAAGTATTATAAAGAGTATGATAATATAGGTAATGTTGCTTTATGTATAGATGGAGAAATAAATAATGAATTATTATCTAAGTTTTTTGATACTACTAAGTTATATTTAGGTGGATTTTATAATAATGAAAATATAGGTAAAAATAGAAGAAGAATATTTCTAAGTTTAGAAGATGTTGAAGATATAGATAAAGAAATATTAGATATGTGTAAACAATATGAAATAGAAATTTCTTTAATACCAGATTTTTCAATTATAAAAAAAGAAACATTTATTTATTTAATTCAAAAAATTTTAAATAATGGAAATAAATTATTAATTTTTACACCAATATGTGATGATACTATTGAATTAAATGATATATTAAATGAAAATAAACAATTGGAAGAAGTAATAAAAAATGAACAATTAGAAATAGTAACTTTTATTATTCCAGAATATAAGGAAAAATATAAAGAACATGAATTAGTAAAAAAATATTTATTAAAAGATAAAGAATTAATTTTCTTTAATGAAAAAATGGAACATTTACAAAAATTAGAATTAGCTAATTTGGATTAACTATGATAAAAGAATTAAATAAAAAAGAAATAATAGAAATAGAAAACAAAATAAACAAATTAAAAAATAATGAATATTATAATTTCTATTTTTCTGAAGATGAGGAAAAAAACTTCCCAAATAAATGTTTTTTAGTAAATGAAATATATTATATAGATTTCACAATTTATGAAAATGAATGTTATATGGGGGTAATAAATTTATCCCCTAATAATATTCATCTAAGAGAAAAAGCAATTTTTGAAGTTATAAAAGTTTTAAAAGAACAATTAATATATTATAAAAAAATATATCTTTGGTGTTATATAAAAAACAATATAGCTTTTAGATTCCATAAATTATTAATAAAAAAATTAAATGCAAAACATAAAATAATAGAAAATAAATATTCATTAATAGAGGTAAATTATGAAAATTTATAATTTAATTTTAAATGATTATCAATTTAAAGAATCTTTTTTAACAAATAGAATTCAATTTAAAGGTAATCCAATAAGAAGAATAACAAGACCAATAGAAAGAGTAATAAGAAGAGTCAACCCTTTTAGAAGAGGAAAAGACAATGAAACAGAAGAAATTGTTGAACAAGTACAAAAAATAGAACTTATATTAAAAGATCCAGAACCAGATAAAGATTATCTTAAATTAAAAGAATTTGGAGAAAAAATAGTTAATTTTAATATAAGAGAATCTATAAAAAAAGGATTTTCTACAAAAGATATTCTACAACATTTCCAAATTCAAAATAATACTGATATTAAATTTAATATAAATTTATTAAAAAATAGAAGAATATTATGGACTGTATTTGGAAATGATTTTGATAAAAATAAACCATTTAATTTAAGAATGTTAGAAGAAAAAAACTATGATTTGTCATTTCTTCCTAATAATGATGATAAAGGACAATTATTATATAGTTTTTTAGCTGATAGAACTGGTAAAATAGATGATTTTGAATTACTAAATGGTAGTGCAATTTCTTCCACTTGGATAAACGGAATCTTTGAATATATATTTTTATACTATATAGAAACAACTGGAACAAATGTTAGAGTTTATAAAAGATTATATAAAAGAGCAGTTTAAATAAATGTAATAAAGACATTGAATTTTATTTTCAATGTCTTTTTTTTATGTTAGAATAAAGGAGAAGGAAATGCAAAAATTATATTCAGTAAAAGAATTAACAAAAATATCTGGATTAAACAAAAATCTTATTTATGATTTTATTAATTTTGGATATTTAAAAGCAATCAAATTCAAAACAATAAAAGTCACTGAAAATTCTTGGAATGAATTTATAGATAAATATAATGGATATGATTTATCTGATTTAAAAAATCCAAAGAAAATAGAGGTGAAGTAATGAAAGGAAGTGTTAGAAAAAGAGGTGAATTTTGGTATTATAGTTTTGATGCTGGAAAAAATAAAGATGGCAAAAGAAATAGAATAGAAAAAAAAGGAACAAAATCTAAAAGAGAAACTGAAAGTTTACTAAGAGAAGAAATAGAAAAATATTTAAAAAAATCTAAATTAAATTTAAAAACATTTTATGAAATCTCTGACGAGTTCTTAGAGTATAAAAAGAAAAGTATAAAATTTTCTACATATATTTTATATTTATCTTATATAAAAAAGTATAAAAAATATATTAATGAAGATATATTTATTTCTGAATTAAATATAAATGAATTTATTTCAAAATTAAAATTAAATACTTCCGCTTGTAATTTTAATAAATTGTTAAAAGTATTTCAAAATATTTATAAATATTCTTTAATGAATAATTATATTAACTATGAATTATATTTAAAGGTGGAACAACTAGAAAAAATGAAATATATAAAAGGTATAGAAAAAGAATATTTTAATATAAATGAAATAGAAAGTTATATAGATAAAATACCATCTTTCTATGCAAGAAGTATATTTAAATTAATGTTTTATACTGGAATGAGGGTATCAGAAGCAACTGCTTTAACATGGGATTGTATAAATTTTGAAAATAAAGAAATTACAATAGATAAAATATTAGTTCATCATAAATATGGATATATAACCAAACCAAAAAGTAATAAAAGTAGCAGAACGATTTATATCGATAAAAGAACTAATAATTTACTATTAGAAATAAAAAAATATTCAGAATATATTCCAGAAGAAAAAAAGAAATATAGAGTTTTTTATTTAAAAAAGATAGATAGTGAACTATATCAAATAGTAAAAGAAAAAACAGAAAAAAAATTAGATTTTGTTTTTTATAATATGTATAACAGTTTCTTTACTGGAAAAGCTCTTGCTCAATTAGCTAGAAGACATATACAAATTGCTGGTTTACATTTAACTTCTCATTGCGGAAGAGTATCTCATGCAACAGAATTAGTAGATAATAATGTTCCTTTAAAAGTAATTCAAGAAAGATTGGGACATGAAAATATTTCTACAACTCTTAATTTTTATAAAAAAATAACTAAAAAAGATAGAGAAAAAGAAAAAGAAATATTAGATAAAATGTAG